CAAGTAGATAACCTCGTAAAGAAGGCCGAAGAACTCGAGAAGGCTCTTGATTCTGCTCGTAGTGGACCGAACGCACGAGCTTTGGGTGGCGGAAGCCCGACTGCGGTTGCCTTCCCAACAGCCTATAAGCTGACCGAGGAACAGGAAAAGGAGCTGGTTCGCCACGCATCCGAACGCCTCCGCAAGCTCGAGGTTGAGATGGGACGAAGCATCGTCCGTAGTACCGCTTACAACACAAACCCAACTTCCTTGATGGCCTTTGAGACTTTCCTAGGTCGCCGTCAGATCTACGAGTGGGTCTATGAGAACAATGTCTCGTGGCGTCCAGCGGTCATGGGCGGGATCTTTGAACAGAGCAATCTTATCGTGCCTGTCACCCGCCGTATCGTTCGGCAAATGATCGCAAAGGCACAGAAATACTTCCTTGGAACAGATCCTTGGTTCTCTGCCCTGCCCGAAGGAGCGGCCGACAGGGACATCGCAGACAAGGTTGAGCGGTATGCTCGCTATAAGTTCAACAGGCTTGGGGTTAAGGATGCGATGGCAATGGCTTTGCAACTGGCCTTTGTCCGTGGTGAATGTGTCGTCAAGACAACCCACGTTAAGAAAGAGCAAGTCTATCAGCGGAATGCCAAGGTTCTTGTGGATCTAAACGGCCAGCCGATCCTCGCAACGGACGGAGATTTCATTACCGACAAGGACAGCTTTGTCCCAGCCCAGAACGAAATCGGTGAGCCTATTATGCTTTTAAGGCGGGATATGGCGACGATTCAGCCCCCTGTTCCTGTTTTCATCGAGCAAACGATCAGCCGAAAGGCAATTATCTCCGAAGGGCCAACTGCCGAGGCCGTCTACTACCAAGACTTTATTTGCCCTCTAAACGCAACATCGGTGGATGATGCCGACTTTGTGGCTCATCTTTATGATGCCCCTATTATGGAGCTGGCCGACCTCTACAATAAGAAAGGGTCGAAAAGCGAGGAGACCCCCGAAGAGGAGATGCTCCGAATCCAAGCGGCGATTGACCAGATCCGTATGTCTGCAACCGAGTCTGGGATCCCCAAGACTGGGGCTAAACAGGCCAGAACAGAGCGTGGCGAGGCTTACGAGCCAAACAATACCTTCAATAACCCGACGATGGAGATTGCAGAATGCTACTTGCGGTATGATGCGAACGGAGACGGAATCACCGAAGAAATCATGCTTCTTTTGGATGTTCGTAATCAGCGGGCAATCTTCTACGAGTATGTGGCTAATGTGACCTCCGATGGCCGTAGACCTTTCACAGTAGTCCGAGTGAACCCTGTGGACGGACGCTGGTACGGAATGGGCGGAGTGGAGCAGTTCAAGACCTCACAAGACTTCATGGATCTGACTATTAACCGACTCAATTTCAGCCAAAGCTCAAGCGGGCGAGTCACCTTCTGGCGTCCAGATGCGACCTTTGAAGGGTCAGCGAATCCCAATCTGATCCTCAATTCTGGAGGCACTTATACGCTTCGCCCAGGTTTTGCGGCCGCCGATGCCTTGACCTATGTGGCTCTCCCAGAGTCCAAGGAAAAGGATCTCAATTTCATGCTCCAATACTTTACCCAGCTCGTACAACTCGAGTCGGGCGTGATGACTGGTGGAGATCAAGAGTTCTCTGGTTTGCCATCGAGCAAACTGGCTACTGGCATCCGAAGCATCGACCAAGCGGGCAATGAAATGTTCTCGCAGTACCTAATGTCGTTAGAGCCAGCCCTGTCCCAAGTAGTCAATCGGCTGGTGTTGATCCTGTTGGACAACATGAACAAAAAGGAAATGTTCAACTACCTTGAAGGCGATGCACTCCAACTTGTGACGATCACCCCAGAAGAAATTGCTGATATTAACATCAATATCCGCCTCCTACTGACGCGCTATCACGGAGAGCAACAGCTCCAGAGCAATGCTCAAGCGGCGGGTCTTGTAACCCAGTTCTATGGATTGCCCCCAGAAGTTCAGCAGAAGGTCGCCCTGTTTTACAACCAGAGCCTCAAAGCCCTTGGGATCGTGGATGCAGAGTCGATCATTCAGCCCTTTGCCCCGCCTCCTACACAGAATGGGATGACTCCAGACGGACGAGTATTCGGCCAAGCTGGATCCCCTGGCTCACCTCCGCCTAGCGTTGGTGGAACGAAAAGCGTCCCTGTTGACGCTGGCCTAGCTGGCGGTAATCCGACACCCGCATGAGCGATCCAGCCAGCCAACTGGCACTCATCGAGCGGTTAAAAGACAATTCTGGGTACACCGAGTGGTACTTGCCGACCCTTTCAAGGCATTTGGAAGGTCTTAAAGAAGCGGTCTTGGAAGCTGGAATCACCCCCGAAGAGCGTCAAAACAGGCACTCGGCCTATATGGCGGTTAAGGAAGTGCTGGCTCTGGTTCCGTCACAGGAGGCCGCACTTTATAGGATTCTGCAAGGCCACGAATCACGGCCAGAGCCTCGTCGTAAGTAAAGAATTTATCCACGAACTTAACTAGACGAACCTTTTCGTCGGCCAAAACCTTATGGGCGGTGCATTTGTCCTCAGTAGTATTGTGTAGGCAAACCTCCTCGTAAGAAGCAGATCCTGGCACTCTGACCCCAACTAGAAAAGTTGTGGCTTTGCTACCGCTCTTATCGGCGAAGTCGGCTTCTTTGATAAGCTCTAGGGCTTGTTCTTGTGTGATGTTTTGATCCATCAGCATAAAGATCTGAGAGTGGGTGTAAGAGGTCGAAACTACGGAAGCTTGGCAGTCTTTTGGAATTGGACGGTCAACGTCTAAGACGAGCATTGAAACTCCCTCCCCATTTTCTGGTTTGGCGTTTATTATCTTAAAGGAAAACACGCCATCCTTTAAAACCTTTTTAGCTTCGGTAATGTCGTTGAACTTTGGCGCGGAATGATGAAGAACCCCGTCAGAATCAATCGTATTTCCAATATAATACCTAGAATCTGGATCATGCTTCATCGATACAGACACGCCCTCACCACCCCAGATCATTGATAGAAACTCAACCGCCTTGTTGAATCCAATATGCTCTGGGGACTCTGCAAGAACCTCTGCCTTAAGGTCGTCTGCGCTTGGAGTAATCAAAGCTCCTGTTCTTTGTTCTTTAGCGATTTTCTTAAGCATCATGGTGCTCACTTGCTTGCGAGGGCTGTGACGGAATGCCCTACATAGCAAGTCGGAATGGCTGTGCCGTATCCCTAAAATTCCCGATCCGTAGGCAATCGGCCAATCGTGAGATGATAGCCCTTTTTTAAAAGAAAAGTGCCTTCGCAATAAGAACTGACTACCCGAAGATATGTTCTGAATTGCCGAATCTAGCAGAATATACGAGTCGACCAGTTCTCTTGCCGCATTCCTGTATATCGCAAAAGTACTAGAGCAAATATAACCACTTTGCGGCGTGATCTCACCCAGAACTCCCATCCCTACTTTATCTAGCTCATCCTCAAGACCTTCCTGTGCTGAGATTTTTGTATTTGGATCTATCTTTACAATTACCCTCCCAGACAGGCGAAGGCCAAGCACGAGCAACTCATGGATAGCCAGACCACCGCTTCGTTCGTGGTAAATATCCTCAGATGTTGTCTGTATTAGGTCTGCGTAATCCTCCAGATCCTTTGGGTATATGCAATTATTAGCCAAGACTCCAAGCTGGCAGTTGGGGTAAGATTCCTTAACCGCTTTAGCTGTTTGAATGGATAGCTCTTTGTCGCCATCCCATATCTGCATGACAACGATCATTCTTCCTTGCCCCATTTTCCCTTTGGACAGCTTTGAGATGGCATGTGCAACTTGCCAACTCCACACCCACATACCCTACATCTACCAGTACCCAAAAAAGCCGACGGATCGTAATACTCACACCCAACGCAAATCTCCTTACGTAATGCAAATGTTTCTGGTCTTACTTTTGTGGCAAGCGTCCCATCTGCTGTGGCCTTCTTGATTGCTGAACCAAGGGACAAAGCTTGCTGTAGTATTGATGGAGACTTAAAAAATAACTCCAGAACAGCTCTCGGGGAGGCAAGAATATCTCCATCTACAGAGCATACCCAATCTGCGCTTATTGGTTGACGAGTTAGGGCGTTAGGCTCATAGCATCGACCGATCATTCCTCTTCTTACAAAAGGCCTCAGATGCTTAACATCTTCTTCCATTGGAGCCGAGAAAAGATAGGCAGTCCTGCAAGAGCTTTCGTACTGCAGAGTCTTTGTGCGTGAGAGTTCAATCATAAGTTGGTCTGTAGTTACGGATCCCACCTTGAATATCCTCCTGTCGACCTCAAGGCACATAAGGCCGTGGGTCAGCACGATTCCAGTTTCGTCCCATATTAGTTCGGTTTTTTTCATTTCTTACTCCATTTCTGTTAGTAGTTTGAATTCTATTGTGAGATCTAACGTAAATTGGTGCTTATCCTCCTCGTGGGCTGAACCGTAGCACGAAAGATTCTTGAATTGTGTGTACTCGAGCGGCGCACACTGTTTAAATGGTTCACAAGGATCTGCAGCGCAATCGTCGTCCTCTTCTGACGGGGCGCAATTACAACATCCACATTCATCTACAAGAATGCATTGCCCCTCGCACGTCGTTTTAGAGTTGTCATCACACGTTTTTTTCGCTCCAGAAACACGAAACGAAATACCGCACGGATCATCGATGACATGAGGAGTCGCGTTGCAACACGGTGATTGGCCGATAACTCCATTGCATCCACCTGGATCACAGCAAGATTTATCATCTACGCATTCCTTACAGCCTTTGTAAGGATTACCCAATTCAAGTGCTGATTGCACATTGTAGCCACCATTCCCCACCCCAAAACTAACAAAAGGGGCTGCTGGGGTTATGCACGCAGTTTCCTTTTCTATCCTTAAGACAACCCAAATCTCGGCCGTATCCTGCCAGTCTTCACATTTAATTGTAAGAGTACCAGCCTGCTTCTTTTCGTATCTGTAAAGGGAATTATCCGATGGCTTATTTTTGTCAGCAGTCTCAGAGTTGATGAATATAGCCGTACCTAAACTGGGTTCTTGCTTATAAAAGTAATATGGAAGTACATCAGATATATATCCAGAAAACCAGAGCGTTAGGTCTTCTTTTGCTTCATTTTCTACTTTTGTTATCAGCGGGACGGGGGCAGTTTCATACAACCCGCTATACTCAGTAGGATGACCAACATATTTTCCTATGGCAAATGTTATGCCGTAAGTGCCGTCGCAGGATTTTTTCTCCGTGGAAATCAGCATAGGCTCTTGGCACGAATTTATCGCTGGGTCGGGGTTT